TACCAATTCCCTCCCGAAGGATCGTTTTGACTTGTACTACACGATGAAGATGGGAGGTAACCCCATCACTGAAGTAGACAAGTATTCTCAGACTCTGAAGCAATTCTTGGAGGACGATAACCAATCCACCTTCAAGTTCAGCGGTCCCCCGGTTGCTCGCAAGGTAGTCCGCACTGAGAACCAAAAGGGTGAGCCCACTGGAGTCAGCGCGGAAGCATGGCATGGGCGCACTGGTACAGGTTCCCCCAAAGAGAAGGACTACGAGTTTCAGCGCTTCTCTAAAGGTACCTGCGAGGATCTTGGTATCGACCCTGAAGACACCGCCCTTCTGAACCGCATCAAGAAGGAACTCAACGCTCCGTACAGGTTGAGCACCGTGAAGGAGTGGCTTCGAAAAGTCGGAAAGTGAAACACAACAGCGGTTCGAAGATCTGAGAGAACAGGCCGAGCATCACCTCAGAGAGCTAATCCTGGAGACAGAAGGGGAGGGGAGAGAGAACCTGCTAAGGACTCTTCGCTCCCATCGGTTTCAAGAGCTGCTCTCAGATCTGGCTAGCGGTAAGGATCCCTTCGGCAGTCTCGAAAGGCTCGAAGACTTCTGCAACCGATACTCTGTCCCGCCTCATGTCTTGGAGCGGTTCAATCTTCGGCTTGAGGAAAGGGATGGGAGATGGATCCTTGAACGCCCTCTTTCCCCTGCCCAAAGGAGAGCCGAGCAGAAGGAGTTTCCGCGAGCTCCTTCGATGGCTGAGATTCACCAGGCCCAGAAGGAAGCATGGGGCGAGGCAATGAAAGCCTCGGAGGACCAAGAACGGGCAAACCCCATCCTGCCGAAGAAGAAGCGTTAGACAACTTACAGTCCGCAGAAGACCCTCCCGGGAGCAATCCTCGGAGGGTTTTTCTTTTTCCACCGAATAATCCCGCATCTCCAGTAGTCCCCAGTAAAGGAAACGAATGAAAAGAAAGTCTAATAATATAGATGTGAAAGAGCAAATACATAAAGGAATCAAGATGTTATCTGAGAGAATGGTTCCTGACGTACCAACTGATGAGCTAGCTACCATCATGAGAACCTTCATTGCTATTGATAAGAATGAGAGAGTCTCTGAGTATGAAGAAGATGTCAAGACTTGGTCCGATGAGAAACTACAAGAAACTCTCAAGAAACTGGTTGGCGATAAACCATGACCTACCCATTACGAAAAGCGAAAGAACAAGACTGGGCATATATCTACAACACATGGCTTCGTAGCTACAGAAACTCGGACAGAAGTAAACACCTAGCAAGCAAAGTATACTTCGCAGCTCAATCAGCAGAGATAGAGCAACACCTCAAAACAGCTCACACCATCATCGCCTATGATCCCGAGGACGAAGATCATATTCTGGCTTATGCAGTCTTTGCCAATATCTTTGACAATCATCCAGTAACCTTCGCCAAAGAAAAAGGCGGCGAAAAGATCTTCGCCAAGAGTGCTGTTTACTTGCATTATGTTTTCACCAGAGAAAACTTTCGTAAGCAAGGAATAGCCTCAACCATTCTTAATATCATCGCGCCCACTAAAGAAACAATTCTAATAGCAACTCATATCAATAACCAAGCTCTACAGGATCTGTCAAAACATCACATTATAATAACAGAAAGAGCATTCGAGAATCTAGTGCACAATAACTTTGACAAGGAAAGGAATGCCAAGAAAGAAAGATCCGTCAGGCCTCACTGAATTAGAAAACGTAATCCGAGAAGCAAAACGAAGAAAGATTGAATTACCTAAAGCAGAGAAGAAGGTACCAGATCTACTCAAGCTAGCTTCATTCGATAAGCAAACTCAATTCATTACAGATCCGTCCAGAAAGAAAGCTGCCCTCTGTCCACGTAGATCAGGGAAAAGCTTCTCAACAGGCATCTATCTTTTACATACCGGGCTGACAATCAATGAAGCTCGCTGTCTGTTTCTGGCACTCAATGATGCGCAGGCCAGAACAGTAATGCTCGATGTACTTCCGCAGCTCTGCAAAACCTACGGAATAAAGTACAAGTACGTAGAAACAAGGCAACAAGTAGAATTAGAAAACGGATCAGTAATCTCGATTGCAGGAGTAGACCAATCGCCTAAAGAACGAAAGACTCTACTCGGCGCAAAGTACGATCTAATCGTAATAGATGAATGCGGAGATCATGAGTACTCGCTAACTCAATTGATAGACGATCTACAGCCAACCACATGGGACCGATCAGGAACCATAGCCATGATCGGTACGCCCACTGACAGAACGAGAGAGCTATTCTATGAAGTAACGCATCTGAATAAACACCCTGAATGGTCGGTGCATAAGTGGACACCATTAGATAATCCACACATAGCTGAACAATATAAAAAGGAACTATCAGACGCACTAACCATAAACCCCTTGGTCGCAGAAACATCTCACTTCAAGCAGTACTTTCTTGGACAATGGGTAATAGAAGATTCCGCTAAGGTCTACAAGTATTCAGAGGCAAACCTAATCAATGAGCTGCCTAAGAACAATTATAACTATATCCTCGGAATGGATCTCGGTTGGAATGATGCCACCTCATTCGTGATAGCCGCTTATGCTCATTACGATCCGACTCTATACATTGTCGAAACGTTTGCATCTTCGCACTTAGACTTTACCGCAACAGCAACCATAATCAAAGACAAAATAGAGAAACAATATCATATAGTTTACAAGGTTGTTGATGGCGCCAATAAGCAAGGAGTGGAAGAGATGAACCGAAGACACTCTCTTTGCCTTCAGCCCGCAGAGAAACAAGGAAAGTACGAAGCCATACAGATGATGAATTCAGACTTCGTAGCGCAAAACATCAAGATACTAAACGTTCCTGCAACACAACCATTAAGAGAAGAATACGATAAACTGGTATGGGCAAAGCAAACCAACCAATCTGAATCACCGAAAGAAGATCCAGGTTGCTCAAACCATCTTACTGATGCTGCACTCTACGCTTTCAGGGCAGCTCAGAAGTACATGTCACGCAACAAACCAATGAAAAGCTACTATAAAGGTATAGATTATGACGATGAACAAACCTATTAGTTCGTTACAAGATATCGAAAAACTCTTTGAATTGATGAAGGAATATAAGATTGACTTTATCGAGATCGAAGGAGTCAAGGTGCAAAAGAGAATCCACGAACAACCACCAAGAGATCTAAAAGACGACGAGAATCTTTTTCAATCATAAGGAATGAATGCCGTTTAATAACAAGAAAGAACGAAAGCAATGGTGGAAAGGAGAAGAGGGCGAGACTCATAAACTAGTTTGGCAGACAGTCAATACTCTTTACGATACCTCTAAAAACTCTGATTACCTATTAAACCTTGCGCTCTATGGTGACATTGATCGGCAACCATCGCTCTTCTCTATGTCAAGAGGAGACGATTACCGAAACAGATCGAACCCTACTTACAATGTTGTCAAGTCATGCATTGATACAGCGGCCGCAAAGATAGCTAAGCATTGTCCCGAGGTTCAGTTTCTTCCCGACGGCGCATCAGTAAAAACTCAAAGAAGATGCTTACTCCTTAGTCAATTCATCAAAGGAGTCTTCAATGAAACCAAAGCTTATGACATTGCACAAGACATCTTCGTTGATGCTTTAATTTTTGGTACCGGCGCAATCAAAGTCTATTCAGTTGACGGCAGTATAACCCTGGAAAGAGTATTCATTGACGAGATAATCACTGACGATAACGAAACCTATTACGATAATCTAAGACAGCTCCACCAAAGAAGAGCGATACCAAGAGATCAATTACTGTATCTTTATCCCGAGCACGAAGAAGAGATTAATAAAACATCGGAAGCACCAAGAAACGATCTTTACAATTCAGAAGCCGATCTAGTTGAGGTGATAGAGTCTTGGCATCTTAGATCGGGCAAAGAAGCAAAAGACGGAAAGCATACAATTACGATAGAGAATGCAACTCTCCTAGAAGAAGAATACACCAAAGACTATGTGCCATTCATATTCTACAGATGGGATAAAAAAAGACGAGGCTTCTATGGTTCATCAATGGTTAAACAATTGATGGGCATACAGATAGAGATTAATAAACTGCTCAAGAATATATCGATTGCTCAAAGACTAGTTGCCGTTCCTACAGTATGGGTTGAATCAGGATCATTAGTAGACGTATCTCATATATCAAGAGAGATAGGACAGATTAATAGATATACAGGAAACATACCGCAAACAGTTACTCCACAAGCAATGTCTCCAGAAGTGTATCAACATGTGGAAACACTCTATCATAAGGCTTTCGAGCTTACTGGCATCAATCAAGCATCAGCAGCGGGAAGAAGAGATCCTGCCCTAAAGTCTGGAATTGCTCTCAGAACCGCACAAGAGATAGAGACGGAGAGATTCATCCTTCAAACCAAGAATTACACCAAGACTTTCTCGGACCTTGCTAAGATTATTGTCGACGTCGCAAAAGATCTATATGAGAGTAAGAATGATCTAAAGGTAAAAGCTAAACAATCCTCTGTTGTAAGAGAGATTAAGTGGTCAGAAGTAAACGTAGAAGAAGATAAGTATACCATTACTGTTGACGAGACTTCTGCATTACCCTCTACATTGGCGGGAAAGCTAGATACTGTAGCCGATATGATTCAATTGGGCCTAATAGAAGATAAAGAATACGCCTCACGAATGCTGCAATTACCTGACCTAAGAGATTACCACTCTAGACACGATGCTTCCCTAAACGAGATTACATTACAGTTAGAGAATATTGTAGAGGAAGGAATATATGAAGGACCAGATCCTCATGTAAACCCACAACAAGCGAGAGACGAAGCCAATAAAGCTTATCTCAAGTACAAGCATACAGATATCGAGAAAGAAAGATTACAACTCATTGATGACTACATAAGAGACGCGCAAGCAATGATCGACGCTATGCAGGCCTCTCAAGCTCCCGCGCCTCAACCTAACCCGCAAGGTCCCCCGCCCAACGTTGACCCCTCTACAGGCCAACCAATGCCACCAATGAACCCTCCCCAGTAACCCGCTCGACACCTCTCAAGCGCCCAAGAATAACTAAGACCGGGATAATAAAGATCTAAAGGACCAGAAAAAGAAAAAGCCCCAAAGGTAATGAAACCTTTGAGGCCTAATCCTTTTCAGACTTGTGACTAGTTGCCGGAATCGCCCCGAAGAAGAGACGTCAGGTAGGAGATAGACGCCAACCTAACCTCGTCAACAGAGAGAGCAGGGTTAGCCACCTTGATCGCCAAGATGCTTTTCATCAGGGCAACCAAGAGGAGTTGACGGATATCGTTGTCTACCTGTTGTGGGATGCTTGTTGATGGCATGAGGTTTTCCCTTCGTCGGTTAGTGGCGCTGGAAAGGATCGTGCATCATCAGGGCGTAAGAGATTGAGGAAGAGTAGGCGATGATGCTCCCATTGATGAGAGACACCTTGCCGTTGATCTCAGCCAACCTGTAGCCAGAAGAGATAACCACGGTCCGCTTGGTGACCTTGCGAGCAGGCTTGACGGCAGGAACCAACAGACTGGCCATGGTGATAACGGAAGGCATGAGACGCACCTATTCCTTTGAACCCTCTGTTGCTTAGAGGGCCACTGAGTTGACTTGCTTTGATGGCACTAATCCGCTTTTCCCTATCCTCTAATTGATTACTAGAGGACAGAGGAAAAACAGACTAGTTGCTATCAGGCCTCGTACTTCGCCATGAGGGCCGCGAGATCCTTGACGCGCGTGTGCTTCTCTCCGGCGCCCCCCACCGTCTCGAAAAGATCCTTGTTGGCGGTGAACCAATCGTTGAGGTCGGTTTCGTAGCCCGACACCTTATCGTCGTCCCCATCGGAGAGCTTGACGGAGAGAACCGTGATCAAGGTTCCCTTCTTCACCACCTTGCCGGCCTTGTTTGCCTTGCCGAAGTACTCCGCGACGGCCGCACCGATCACGGCCTCGGAGAGCTTCACCCGCTCGCCCTTGTTGCCGGCCTCGGGGTTGAAGAAGAACGCATCCCACATGGCGCCCACGATCCGGTTGGTCTCTTCGGCGCTGAAGTTGCCCTTGTTGGTTCCTTCCGTCGCCTTGCGCTGGAGAAGCTCGAAGGCTTCCTTGACGGAGAGATCCTTGACGATCGCCCATGCCGCGCGCTCGTTCTTCTTCTGAGCGGCGTACTCCTCGGGGTTCTTGACCTTGCCGGGGTAGGAAGCAACGGGGGGAACGAAGAGATCCGTCACCACCTTGCGCTGCTCTTCCGTGAGGGCCGCGACGGTGAGAGCGACGTTGGTCACCTTGCCGGTGCTCTCCGTGGTGCCCTCGTTCGCCGTGCTCTCGTTCTTGGTGCGGAGGGTCTCGATCGGGCTGCTCTTCTTCGCGGGGTTCGCCATGTTCTTATCCTTCTTTCTTCTTCCGTCGTTTCGTTCGCTGCAATCAACCACTGACAGGCCACACACTAACACGCGCAAAGCAGGGAGCAACTAGCCTGATATCAAACACTGAGATCAAGAGGCGATAAGAGGACGAAAGCAGGAACGGAAACACTAACTTGCAGCGATCGAAAAAAAAGTGAGGGCCCAAGGTTGACGATCGCAAGGGAGTCTCCGTAGCACCCTTCAAACGGCTAGATCCTTCAATCTAACCGCAACGTTGCTACTCCTTCATTCCCTGATATCAAGTAGACCCCTCGAAAGTTGTGCGCGTGCTCCTCCCATCCCACACCAAACATTCATCTCGGAAACAACCATACCAACAATCAAACAATCATCAGAATAAGATCTATGCCAGCAATAATCTAAGCTCAGTAGTACCCAATAACGGCATAAACACACATTGAAGCGGGCTAAACGGTTTCTAAAACCGTCAGAACGCTAATGATTACAGGTACTAACACGCTCGCCAACCAAAAACGACCTATCCCTACAGGTAGTTTATGCGTTCAGCCATGGCCCAATGACGCGACGAGCCAAGGAAAAACGCACAATGACCGACACTAACCTACCCACACCAGCTGCCCCGGAGACGCCCTCGACCTCAACCCCCGCCCAACCCCTGAACGAGGCCCCGAAAGACCGTCCTGATGCCACTGGAGAGCCGCAAACAGGTATCGCGGAGAACCCTCTACCTACAGCCAAAGACGAGCCGCAACTAACTAAGGCCCAGAAAGCTCTAATAGAATCAAGAGATAGACGCCATAAAGAGCAAGTGAAGAAAGAGAGAGAGGCGATAGAAGCTGAAAAGAAGCAACTTGCCACACTTAAGGAACAATGGGAGCAAGAACAGATTAAACGAAAGGAAGAATACCAAAAGAACCCACACAAGTTAGTGGAAGACTTCGGTTATAAGGACTTCTCCGACTATACCTATGCTGTACTTAATCTACAGAAACCAACCATATCTCCGGAAGAAGAGCTTAAAAGCACTGTAGAGAGTCTAAAGAAAGAGCAGGAACGACTAATAAGAGAACGGGAAGAAGAACGCCAGAAAGCCTTACAGTATCAGCAAGAACAGACTAGGAGACAAGCGTTAGATGTCAGTGCAAGGGTAATAAAGGAGCGTATCGAATCACCAGAAGGAGACTCGTTCCCTCTAGTGCGAGAAACCAATGCATATAATCTCATATCTGAAGTAGTAACCAATCACTATCTAACGCATGGTGAAGTACTAGATCCTATTCTTTTGGCTGGTGAAGTAGAGAAAGACTTACAAGCAAGGGAAGAAGAGTTAGACAGGTTCTTCTCTGAGAGACAACTCAGGTTAGCTGCTCGTAAGGGTGGCAATCAAACACTGAAAGAATCAAACGCACAACAGACGAAACCTATTGTTGGCACCGAGAATAAGCAGCCAAAAACCATAAGTAACAGTCTCTCGGTTAGTTCAGGCGTATCAGATACAGAGTACGACCAGCTGACTCCAGAGAAAAAAGTGCTCCGGGACATGGCAAAGATAATCAAGATAAAACCCCGCATCTGATTAATAAAAACAAAATAATAAATAACAAATCAGAACCAGGGAAAGGGAAAGCAATAACGCCGACCTTACTTAGACAATAGGAACAATCACATGTCAGTAGATCTTACAACCTTAGGGGATGCGCTAAAACCGATCCTCAAACAAGAAAACTTTGAAACCGTCGTATACCGCAATAACCCTCTGTTGGGCATGCTTCAAAAGAGCACCGACTTTGAGGGCTCAGAACAATGGGTAGTCCTCCAATACGGGGATCCAGCTGCTCGTTCTGCCACCCCATCAGTTGCGATAACTAATGCCTCCAGCGCCAGCATAGGTGTTGAGAAGTTCGTAGTTACCCGCGCCACTAATATGTATGTCGCCACAATCTCAGGCGAAGTACTTGCTG